CTTCCGGTATAGCGTGCGGAGCATATTAGCGGTTCAACCAGAGAGCTATCGAAATTCACCGAAATAAGCACGTTCTGGTTCTTTTCAGGCATCCGCTCACTACAGCTTATCCAACCATCCGGAGTTACCGGAGAATTGCCCGATAGCGCATTACGCAATCGCTCCAGCTTCACGTATTCCTGAACCCTGTTTCCGTCGCATGCCTGAAGCCATTGCGCAGCCTTTTGCGCATCAGTGTGAAAGGCACAAGTGCGACCGTCATCAAATTGCATTTCGTAGAGGTCAGCAACTTGTTCAAACTGCGTGTGTTGTGACTTGTAAGTTTGGCTTACAGGTTCGGCACCATGAAGCATGGCTGCGCGGCAGGCATCCTCAACACTTTTAACTGCATCTGCGCAGTAGTTATAGCGATTGCATTCCACTAACTTCTGCTTGAGATTTTCAATTGCTTGCGCGACATCAGCCTGCATTACCGGCACAGGTGGAGCGGCGTAAATGCCCTCTATCACTAAATGTTTGCGCTCAAAATCATCTGGCTCTCGATGATATACGTAACTCCAGTCACCAAGGTTATCATTGCGCCTGCAACGGAAACCTATCGGCTCTGCTTCCAGCGATGCCAGTGCAATTCGTGCCAGTTCCATTTGTTCGCCACGGGTAAGTCCGTTTTCAAGCGGATTTTTAATGAATAATTCGATACGTTCTTTGGTGATAGCGTTCATGTGTCATTCCTTAGCCTGCAACTGCTTCTTAACCAGTTTGCGTAGCTGTGCCACAGCCATAGAAAGAGTTTCCGCCGCTCGTTTATCCAGCCGCGGGGACAGAGCAACCAGTTCGTTTATTGCGATTTCGATACCTTGTGCCTGCACTATGGAAGCTGGCGGCACACGATACAGCGGAATTACACGACGCGAGTCTGCGTATTTATCTGGCGGGTACTGAAATATCTCACCGAGACCATACTGCTTGACATCACGCAGTTCCTCTTCATCAGTCCATGCCACCGGTTCTGCTTCCAGCGATGCCAGCGCGATACGAAACACATTAGCAAGCAGGCTGTTTGAAGATTGGTTATCGTGCGCCGGATCGCTCAGGAAACCAGTGATGAATGATTTAATCTCCGCGTTTTCTCTGGTAATAGTGGTCATATCAGCTTTCCTTATATGGGTTGATTTTGTTGTGCAGTGTGTTGAACAGCGCCCATACAACGTCGTTATACAATTCAATAACTGGCTCAATTATTTTCCCGATTGCCCAGACAAAAATTAGCGGGGATATCGGTGTCATCAACACGATAAACAGAACGAGAAACAGAAATTCTGTTGTTCTACTCTTTCGCGGATATTCTTTTCTGAATAATGTAGGCATATCACTCTCCTTTAGTGCGCAAGTGGTTTTTCCAGCGGTTTTGCGCCGCGCTGGGCTTTTTGCAAAAACCACAATCCATCATCCCGTAATATTTCATCAACCCCATCCGTCGGTTGCTGAGTCTCACCCACTGCCAGACGCTAGGGGCGTTTCTACGAACTAACAGAATCTTTGCTTTACGGTTTTTCATCGTTTTGCTCTCCTGCGTCTCCTTTGATGCAAATGCCAGCGACGCGTGGCACATTAACTTCCACGATGCGCACAGTTGGTTTGTACATCTCAATCGCTGTCAGCCAGTCAGCGCCGGTCATATGCTTTTCTGCATCGCCATTAGTCCATTGAACCGGCACACCAATAGCTTTCATCGCAATTTCTATTTCCCCGGCGATGGCGCTTTTTCCGCAACCAGTAAAACCAGAAACAACGACAAGAACTTCGCCTTTGGCTGGTTTTATTTCCCGTGCTTCCAGTTCTGCAATGCGCTTCTCTGCGGCTTCCAGCTCAACACGCAGCTTCCCTACCGTTAGCGCAATTTCCTCGTTCTCCTGGTCGCGGCGTTTGATGTATTGCTGGTTTCTTTCCCGTTCATCCAACAATGCCAGCGCGATATCTGGCGAAAAGTGCTTCATAAAATCGTTAAGCGCATTAATTCGCTGATCGAAAGGCATTACAGGTGCTTCACCAGCAATTTTTGTTTTTTCAGCGATTTCACGAAGTTTTTGATAGTCAATTTTGTTTGTCATACCACTACCTCTTCGAATTTCAACTCCAATTGGTCACCCCAGATTTCACATGATTCGGAACACGAACCAGTATCAAACCGCTTGGCCTGCACCATCGCCTGATACAAATTTCTGTAGTCGCTGTCGGCATACATTCTGGCAATCCCGTCAAGCGTCAGGTGACCACGGTACATAACGTCTTTACCTGTTCTGCGATGACCATCCCTGACGTGTTTGCCTGTAACCAGTTCATTAAAAACCCGCATCAGACCAGGTTCGTCTTTACATGCAAGCCCCAGCTTTTGCGTTGACTTTTTGATGCAAAAAACACAGTTCCCGAGGTGCTCCGGGATTTGCAAATCAAAAGGTTGTTTTCGCCACCACCGAATAACATCCGACTTATCAAAATCTGACAGTTCTGCAAGATACCGGACGCCCGGTTTCGGTTTCAGCCTACGGTGTTCGTCCGCACGAATACCCAGCCATGTGATGTAATTCCCTCGCCCAAAATGGTCATCGCAATATTTCGTGAAAGGGGTGAGTTTTAGCCTGTCAGTACAGAACGCGCCGCCGATGTAAGGCGTACCGTACTTTTTAACCATGTCCATAAACGGTTTAAGCACCGGCATTCGCGTCTGAATATCCTTTGGTTCCCATTCCGTATAACCATTTGGCTGCCCAAGTTCTGGATTTATATCGACCTGCAACACCGTTAGCGGTACGTTCCAGAACTTCACAACCTCACGAATAAAGCGATACGTCAGAGGATGTTCACAGCCGGTATCCATAAAAATGAAATGGACGCTAGCGCCAGCTTTTCGCTGTGCTTCCATCAGATGAACGAGATAAGCCGATGTTCGTCCACCTGAAAAGCTGACAACTTGATGCATACTCACGGTTTATTCCTGAACGCGCTTAAACTCGATTACCCATACCCACGGGTTAGATAGCCAGTTATCCTGCCCGTAAATACTGCGCCAGATATCACCAAAACCAACGCGATAAACAGCTTCCGGCGGCGTAATTTTGTACATCGCCGGAGATGCGCCTTCTGCTTTAGCATCTGCCTCGCTCATATCACGCAGCCGTTCCACACGCACGTCGGTAATTTCCAGCAAAATACGCGAAGCCCAGCGCGGCATGTGAATTGATGGACGCCACCCGCCATCAAACTTTTCATTCACAGTGTGAGGTTTCCAGTCGACATCATCGGGTATCGACCACAAACCGTAATCACCAGGCTTTTGCTCACAACTGGCCCGATAAATCCTTGCTGCGTTCTTCTCATCGCCACGACAAAGGTTGTCGTTCCAGTCCACACTGCAACCATCCTCATTGCCTAATATCGCCCACGCCTCACGGACCCATATGCGATCACCAACGTTACCGAACGGGCATAAACCATGTTCAGGTGCATCCATAACGTGGGTATAGACACCATTGCGTTTCTTTGTCGGTTTACGGATAACTAGGCAGTTATCGGCCCTGACATTTTTTACAGGTCGGCGAGTCTGCGTCTTCCTTCCTTCGAGGATGGCCCTGACCATCTCATCGTTAAAAATCATCCCGCGTTCTTTCATTTTTTGATCCACCTCATCAGTTATTGAACGTGATCACTCCGCGCTCGATGGCGAAGTCAAAAAGCTGGTTAGCGGCTACGTAAAGGCGTATGCCATGTGCTTTTTCCCATGCCCGAACATCGTTTTCTGCGCTTCTGGCGCAGTCATCGCAAAGAGGAACAGCCCAGCGGTCGTGTTCGTTTAACGAGCGGGCGCGGTACATGAACGGGTGGTTAACTTTGCCACCGCATCCGATGCACGGACGAGAAACCACAAACCGGAGATAAGCCGGGCTTTTACCGAGGACCGCTTTTGGTCGGCGCATATAAAGCAGGCCGGAATCCTCATCTACAGACAGGTTGACGATCTGCTCTGCGGTTATGTCCACCAGCTCGCGGGTACTGTGCTCCCAGGTGATATCTGATTCTTTCAGCGTACCGGTAGGGATTTCAGTTTTTGGCTGACAAAATGCAATGCGACCAGCTTCATCAGGCAGTTCGTCTTTAAGATTCCGGCGAATGGCCCAAAAGGTGAGTTCAACCATGCTCAGATCGCGATCCGGCGGAAGTTTTAACTCGCTGGCAGCCCAGTTCATAATCCAGTTGGCGCGATTCCGTGACAGTTGGTCTTCCAGCTTGCCGTATCCCTTCATCATGTATTCCGCATCATGCTTCCAGCACAGGCGAACGGCAGAACCGTTATAGAAATGGGTGGTTAGCTGGTGGCTGCAATCGCGCTTATCATGCGCCTGGCAATCGTGAATGTTGGTGCTAACCCAGTGAACGAGAGAATCCTCACCACCTAACGCGTTAAATACACGCTCACTTTGAAAAAAGGGTGCCAGTGACTGGTTGGCAACCAGTGAATAATTCAGGTCAACGACACCATCAGGGGTGTTTTCAGCCTGTTCACGCGGCAATGGGGATATAAGAAAACGGCGTCCTGCGCCGATGTAATTGCTGGTGGGCTTATCTACAGGAAAGACAGCCACACCAGTTTCATTTACGACATATGGGGTGATTATTGCACTCATAATGCATACCGACTCTGTTTTGTTCCGATCGGTAAAATAATATGTTAGAAAACTAAAATCAATGTTCTAACGTGATTTTGAGTGCGTAAATGATTTGATCAGACTTTAAGCTGCCCTCCCTTCACCTGCATTAGCGTCAGATTTCCGCAAAAAACCGCGCCCGTGTCTATGTAGTGCTGATTCCAGTATGCTTTTGGTCTTCGTACCGGTGTGTGCCCAAAGATAAAGCGATCTGCGCCTGTGATTTCTCCACCAATGCCATCTATCGAATCACCGACGCGACTGCGCGACCAGACAACATCAAAAAGCGACACATCCTTACCGAACTGGTACTCTCCACCTGGATAGTCGGCATGGGCTATAACGATAGTTTCATGCCCGGCGTTCAACTCAATGATATATGGCAGACGCTTTACCAGCTCCACCAGCGCCTTGGCTAATATTTCCTGATCAGTGTCCAGCATGAAGAACCATTGTCCGCCATTCATTAGCCAGTTATTCACGTTGCCATCAGGACTTAACGCATCAAGCATCAACCGCTCATGGTTCCCCATTACTGCCCTGAACCAGGGCATCTGCAATAGTTCCAGACATTCGACATTTTCAGTACCGCGATCGATAAGGTCGCCAACCGATATCAGTAAATCCTGCGCCGGGTCAAAATCCACACGATGGAGTTCGGACATCAGTCTGGTGTAGCAACCATGCAGATCACCAACAACCCATATGTTTCTATAGCCAGAACCATCAATACGGCTATATAAATTCACTTCATGCAGAGCCTGGGTCATGCGGCAACCTTCTCACGCAGCCAGATACAAACCGGACCATCTTCAGTGTCATGAATAGAGCCAACAAACCAGCCTTCACCCTCTGGTCGCTCCGGTTCCCAGGCGGCAATATCGGGACCAGCTGCGTCCAGATCAAAATCATCTTCATCCATACTGCGAATAGTCCACTGAAGATTATTTTCCTTCATCCAGGCGTCAAATTCCTCAGTGGAAATATATTCACGACCTGCGCAAAACTTCTCATACTCCGGATGTGTCCAGCAGCCATATTCATCACGTTCTACCGGCATTTCTTTAATGATGCTCACTCTTCATCCTCCAAGTCGGCAACGGCCTCCATCACATCAGAACCGCGAATAACCTCAAAAGCACGGCAGGCCATTTCAAACACCTGTTGTTCTTGCGGATGCGGTGACTCCCAATACTTAAAACCAGGTCGATGCTCGTAACCCATCATGGAATAAAAATCGCCAGCAAGTTCAATCGCGGCATCAACAAGTTCGCGATTTGTCATCGTCTGTTCTGTCATTTGGTTTTCTCCTGTCTGAACATCACTATCATCAGGTTCGCCTTTTGTCGCTATTCTGGCTGTTGTGCCTGGTTCAATGCGGCTAAGCTCAAATGCGTCATAGAACGCTTCTAATGCCTTCTGGCGTAGTTCCTGTTTGCGCCGTTTTTTCCACTCTTTTTAGGAAAAATGGAACCCAGCCATCGCCAGGTACGGGACATGATGTAAAGCCAACCGAAAAGTGCCAGACCGGTATTTAGGGCCGTATCGATTGTTATCGTGGTGTCGATATTCACTGTGGTGGCTCCTGCTTTTCTGCCTTCAATACCATGCGAGAACCATCATCCAGCTCCCAATTAATTTCACCGCCTTCAGCCATGACTAGATGCCAAACGAGTTGTGCGGCCTCGTTGGTTACATCACGACCGCGATCATTGCCGACACGACGTTTTGTTCCATCCCCTAAGTCACGCATTTTTGCCAACACGATGGTTTTTGATAGCGGTGAAAAACCAAGCTGTAGTCGTGCGGAATTACTCACTGTTTGCCTCCTTTTCCAAGCTGGGCGGCGATATCTTCGAGAACGCCATCAGAGAATGAGCGGTCAAAATCGCCTTCCGGCGCATTAGCCATAAACTCAGTAGAGGTAAGAATCATCCGGGCAATATCCGCGGCGTTCTTCGCAGTATCATCAATAAAACCAGCTTCCCAGGCAGCCAGCATTCTGTTCGCCACAAAGTAAGCGCCCTCCTTGCGTGCTTCAGTCTTCACTTCAGCCAGGAAAGCATCGGTGGCTGGTGTTTGCGGCATCCCTCCATCTGTTGCGCAGATATACGCATCAGATATTTCATCCTGCTCGCCATCAAACACGTAGCAACTCTGTGCGATGAATTTATTCAGTCCCCGCATTCTCCGCCGCCAGCGCCGCGCGATTACCCTCCAGCTCTGCAATGCGCTGTTTTGCGGTATCAAGTTCAATCGATAATTTTTCCAACTGCTCTTTATGCTTCTTGTATTCCTGATATGCGTGCCAGGACTGACCTTTGCGCACACTATCAGTAATATCAGTAATCTGTTCTGGTGTTAGCGTAGTCAGTGGCTGTGCTGGGAAAATCAGCACTTTCCCGGAATCCCAATCAAAACCAGCGTGAATTGACTGAACCTCAACTGAGGGTGTTGAACCAATGCTGCCAGGCGAATGAACAACGATCGTTACATCCATATCGCGACGATGGCTGTGGTTGTTGGACAAAATACGATTCACCAACTCAGAAAATTTGGAGAATTTCATGCGGAGCCTCAATATGCAAAATAGACCGTTGCCACGCCGTTATAGTGATCAAACGATACGGCGTTTACTTCATAGCTGGCAGGGAGCTTCGAGCCGAGAACATATCCGGGCCACGTTTTCCATGGAATTTCTCTACTCTCACTATCCCCATATACCGTACATCCAAGTGAATCTACAGCCTCGTCAGAACGTTTGCCGCATGTTATGAAACCTATATTTTTCTTGCCGGTCTTAATGGCGATTGGGTGAACACTGGCTGATGCATTGGCAGCACGCTGTGACTGTTGGTTTGCGATATTCGCAGAGTTCGCAGCAGCTACAGCAGCCGTGGTCGCGGCGGTAGATGCCACAATAACTGCTGAAGCCTGCGCCTGTTGGGTAATGGTCAGCAATGCCGCCACAAAAATCATCCTCTTCACTTGCCAGCTCCTTTGCGAATCTGTTCCGCCCATTCTTCAAGGGATTTCTCCGCATATTCACCAGACAGGCCATCAATCGGATGCGCTTCATTAGCCAACTCTTCTTTCGCTGACAAAATCATGCGTGTAACGTCGAAAACTTCACGCAAAGACTTATTGATAAATCCGTGATTGAACGCAGCAGCAAGACGGCTTGCGGTATAGTTAATCCCCCTGTTGCGAGCCGCCGCACGAATTTCAGCCAGAAAAGCATCGGTGGCTGGAGTTTCGCTGTGGTGCAGGGCATCGTTGATAATCATTGCGGCAACTCCGGCCTGCCCTGCATCCGTGACCGACACATGCTCAGAGTTACAGCCATTGCATGTTTCAGCCCAGCATTCTCCGCCGCTAGCGCAGCACACGCTTTCTCAAGTCGGGAAATTTCCGTACATACTCAGCGTTACGCTCTGCCAGTTGTGCGGGTCGTTAAACCTTCAGACTTCATACACTCTCCTTTCGAAATAAACGTACTGATTAATCATGCCCAGGGGCATTTCGAGTTTTTCCGCGATCTCACGGCGGGGAACACCACACTGATGAAGCTGCCGTGCCAGTTCTATATCGCTCTGCCGGTATTTGTCTGACGGATGAAAGTCTCCTTTCAGAATCATGCTGATCCCCAACTCCCGCGCTTTAGTCCTGACGGCATCACCGGTACGACCGATCAGCTTCCCAATACTCTCGACCGTCATAGTTCCGGCGCACTGGCGGAGTATCATGATTTCTGCCCTTCCCCATCCCCGCCAGCTCACGCAGAACTCCTTCTAACCAAAAGAACGCCATCTTCAGAAACAACGTTGCAGGACTTCAGGTAATTCATTGCCTCTTTCGGTAATGGATTCTTTGGATCGGCGTTTGCCAGGGATTTCGATAACCTCATGATAAATTTGATCATTACCTTCTGGCGGAGCTTGTGCTCATGAGATAAAGAAAGGTAATAGGAAATGGTATGGGCTAAACGCTCACGAAGCTGTTCTGTGCCGTGATATACAGCAGCGATAGTCACGCAGTGCATTGACCAGTTCCCGGTAAAATATGTGGAGCAACCTGGCATTCAATGTTGGTTGGTGACTCATAAATTACAGTCAGCCCCAGCTTTTCAGCCAGCGCGTGCTCTGCACGAGCACCAACCGATTCTTCCCATCGATTGAGCAAATAGATCGCATCAGCAGAACGCACCATTGCCAGGCAAATATCCATGTATTCACTCTGGCAAAGGCCACCAGGTAACACCGCTGGATTCAGAACGATATGCCCTTCAGCCATCAGCTCGATCGCTTTCGCATTAAACGCCGCACGGTTGTAATCTGGATAACCAGTCATCGGCCCCGCGATGTAAATTTTCAAAACACGTTTCACCATCAAAATTTCCCCAAAATCGTGACGCAAAACATAAGCACTGCGAAAAGCTCAATACCAAGTTCAAGTAGCGCCAACGCCCCGAAAAACAACACATAGAACAGGCCAATCTCATTCACAGATGGCTGGTGGATCGCACTTAAAGCTATAAGCATCATGTCCTCCAAACAGTTATCAGGAATGATATTAATGTTTTGTGTTAGAAAATCAATTTTGAATATCTAACCATTTTGATCAATCATAGAAAAATCGCTGAAAAGTAAGAGGCTGCCATCATGCAGAAACAGAGCTATTGGGAGAAACAGAGACAAAAAGCCATGCAAAAATTGGCTGACCCGGCCTGGCGAGAGGAACAAAGGGCAAAGCGCCTTCAACAAGCTCAACGCCAGCAGCAGCGAGCGAGAGAAAAAGCCGCATCGCCTGAATATCGGCAAAAAAAAATTGAAAAAGCAAAGCAATATGACCAGCGGAGAAAAGAGAAAGCTGTATCCGCTCCGTCCAAAAAAACACGCACGTCACGCGGCCTGAAGGGCAGATCACTCACAGCCGATGAACGCCGGATACAGACCGCTATCGGTACTCTCCCCTGCATTGCCTGCCATATTCACGGGAAACATAGCCCAGTGGTATCCCTGCACCATATCTTCGGGAGAACGGCAGAGAACGCACATAAATATGTCCTCCCTTTGTGTAAATGGCACCACCAGTACGCAGCGCCAGCCGAGGTCCGAGAACAATATCCCTGGCTGGTCCCTGTTCATGCTGATGGAAAAATAGGCGGAAAAGCAGATTTCATACGGCACAATGCCGATGAAATGGCGTTGTATCAGATGGCGATTGAATTGATAAATTAGTTTTCTAACATTTTAAGTTGAATTGTGAATTTCCCCGATGTACATTCACTACCGATTGGTACACCGGTCAACTTTTTGAGACAAACTGTTTAGTTTTTCGTATTATTGCCGCCGCCATACCTATGGCGGTGCAATATAGGTGGCTGAAAAGCCCCCGTTGACTCACGGTGTTCCAGCCTTTATTGCGCCGCCACCAGACCGTGGAACAGTCGATGGCGGCTCCGAAAGCAAGGAGTCACTACACTATGAACAACTACAGTCTTTTACCATCACTCTTCGTCCACCACTCACGCGATAATCTGCATTCTTTACTCGCGCTGGGGGTGTCAAAATGACGGTTCGCTACCTCAACTTTCAAATCAAGACATTACTGGCGTTGCTATGACTGGTTTGTCACTCTCGGAAAAGAAGTGATCACCGGGAAGCTGGATGAAGTGAAAGCTAAAGCAATGGCCTACGCCTGCAAGCAAGCCCGGAAGAAATCCGCCAAAGCATAAAATACTGACTGTTGCGCCCTGGCATTATCGTGGGGTATATTTCTACGGCACCTTAGAAAAACGGGTGCCGGGATTGGAACCCCGGATAATGCAAAAGGCGACACAGACGCCGAAAGCGTCTTTTTTTGTGTCATGCCATCGCACAGCCATACGTAGCGTTTAGCTCAGAGATCAATGGTAGTGCTGGCTGGGCTGCCGAAAGGCAGGCCGGTTCCCTTTTGCGCCGGTAGTTCCAACCCAGTCAGTGCTACCGCCATTGAGATTGGAACCTCACGCGGTAGCTCCTTAAATTAGCAAAAGGAGGCTGCCATTATGGCTACTACCCCTACCCCAACTCATTCTGAATTTATCTGGCGTTTCTATTCCTGCCAAAAACACCTCTATATCTGCGTCATGGCTGCTACCGAAGCAGAAGCGCGCTCATACCTTCCCGAAGAACCCTGCATTTTTGCTGCTCGCTTCACTCTTGATGCGATGGAGATCCTCAATTACTGGAATCTGCCGATGAACTGCGTGGAGGTGCACTGATGAATCTGTCCATCTCTCAAAAAGCGACAATGACCAGTATTGAGATCGCGGAACTGGTAGGTAAGCGTCATGATAATGTGAAGCGTACCATTGAAGTATTAACTAAAGGTGGTGTCATTCAATTTCCTCAAATTGAGGAAATTGAAAATAAACAATCAGTTGGCCCTCGTCGATTTTCCAAGGCTTACATCTTTGAAGGCGAACAAGGCAAGCGTGACAGTATCATTGTCGTCGCACAGCTTTCTCCCGAATTTACCGCCCGGCTGGTGGACCGCTGGCGCGAACTGGAGAATGCCCGGGTACAGTTAAAATCAAAAGCCGAAATCCTGGCTGAAATGGCGCAAATGCATCTTGAGCATGAACGCCGGATCAACGCCGTTAATGCCCAGGTAGCCGAAGTATCGGCACAAGTGTCCGAAGTCGCTGAAACCGTCGAGCAAATCAAGAAAGGCAATATTCCGGAAGGCTACATTGGCTACCGCCAGCTGGCGGCGAAATGTGGCCTGACTGAAGCCAAATGTCGCAACCTGGTCAACGCTTTCCGGATTCCCACCGATACGCATGAGTTTTTAACTCCAGATGGTTTGCTTGCGCGACGCTCCATTGTGGCCCTGGCCCCCCTTCCGGAAAGCCTTTAAGCAGGTGATGTCGGAGGCAGAACCACGTAATAAACGCTGGTATCACCCCAAAATGGGGCTGTTTCAGGCCATTCACCATCCTGTACCTGAAAGTCCAAAGGCAAACCTGTCGTTGCATACCGCGAGAGAGAGGATTAAAACAGGGTATGCAATCGTATGCCGTCGAGCATCCTGGCCTGAAGGTGTATGGGTATGGCCCGAAGGTGGATCACGAAAGCACTGGCGCACCATCCGGGATGGGAAAATCCATGCGATTGATTTAGCTCCAGAGGATGTTGTTGCTACGGACTGGATTGTTAGTTAATTACTGTTGCCCCGGCCTGTCCGGGGCTTTAACTACTAAATAACCGGATTCTCCGCACGATGAAGAAAATAGATTTCACTTACTCTGCTGCCACAATCCAGCGACGTTTCAGTCTCATAAGGGAAGTGGAACTATCAAAAAACTGCTATCAAATTCTACTGGATGAAGAGTTTTCACTGATGGTTATAGCAGAAAAATTGGCTATGCCGAATGACCGGCACAAGGTCATAGCCAGCCTGGATCTGGTGACAAACAGATACTGGGAATCCGAGGAACTACTTGAAGTTGGCTTGATACGCGAGATGATAGAACAGGCTGTTCCCCTCCACTTACAGCAACCATAATTGAAAGGTCTTAACGATAGTCTGCCACGAATAGTTACTTCCACTGCCTAAAGTTATTTAATTGCATTACAAAGTGTAAATTAGTAACATTAGAATCTCACACAGCACTATAACTATATGTTTTTTATGTAAAAGGATGATAATCGTGGCTACTAAAATTAAACTTGAAAACCCTCAAACTGGCGAATCAATCACCGGTTTTTATGGTTTTTCCTGGACTACATTCTTGTTTGGTGCTTTTCCAGCTTTGTTCAGGAAAGACTTTATAACTTTTATTGGGGTATTTGTAGTGATGCTGATACTGGCATTCCTCACAGCCGGAATTGGCCCGTGGATTGCCTCATTTATCTGGGCGTTCATGTATAATAAATATTTCACCGTAAATAAGATAAAACAAGGCTTCATTTTTGCTGGTTCTCACACAGAAAATGAGTTGGCTGCTAGCAAGCTAGGATTGTCATTAAATCAAAACAACTGCAAAACTATTACCGAGTAAAGCCAAAAAGCAGGCTTAATAGTAAGCCTGCTATGTCAATCACGAATCTCTCTGACAATTCAGAAACATAAACGCCCGCCTGTCTGTTAAATCCGTAACATAATACTCTCTCATGCCTGTAGGTTTTATTCTACGAGCATATACAAACTTATGAACTGGTTGCTTTTCCCCATAACTTACATCAGTCCTAAATTCATCAACCACGCTACCATCTTTTTCGACTTCCTTTCTCACCAGCTTATTTTCTAATGCTGGCTTTAATTCGTCCATGCCACTAAAAGCATCCTGGCCTGTACTATTGCCTCGATTTCCGCGCGGCAAATCCCAGGAGAAATAAGTGCCATAGTCAGTAATCACACGATCCCAGACTCCGGTATCCCCCATATAGTTAGAGCGCTTTCCATTGTAGGTTACAGCCACTTTACAGGAGTACGTTTCTTCATTCCCTCCAGCCTTACTCGCTGTGGTTGCAGGGATATTTTGGATAGATGCGCTTACGTCATCTTGCGTTAATTCCTCAACTGGAGAAAATTCATATATGGGTGTGCCGAGGCTATTTAAATATAACTTATATCTAACCCTAAGCGCACTTCCATCTGAGAATTCATACGTTCCCAGGCATTGGAGCTTATTTTTTCTCTTATCTCATTGATCTGATTATAAGCATCAATTACAGAGATTGCTTCCTGATCGTCCTTCAGCAGTTCATTATAATCATCGATTAACATCTGTCTGGTTTTAGGGGCATTGCAGTCAATTTTGCTAAAATCATAAGCAAAGGCAAATGTGGGAACAGAGAGAGCAACAACAGTAGCAAGTATTGTTGAGGAACTTCTTTTTCCATTTTTTTATAAAAAACATTTCATTAACTCCATACTTTACCATCTTAGCCGCGAGCGCGGTCCCTAAAACCCTTAACTTCACTGCACAGACCTTCATGCAATCAAAATGACTTTTATGTTATAAAAATAATCAGCCAAATCAACATGATTTAGGCCAAATTTCGGTCAAAATAAAATACCACAAAAAGTGGTTGACACTATTTTGGAAATCACAAAATGCACATAATCCATCGCGCTAACGGCTCCCGTTGAAGGTTCTTTTGACGATTAACTTTCAGCCGAAGCGCGGTAGGGAGTCATAACGCCAAAGCAGGCCGCCATGCGCGGCCTTTTTTTGTATCCGTCATCCGTGGAGGAAGGACAATGGAAAAGATCGCAATATTCAGCCTGACCACCAGCAAGCCTCAAATGCTCACTGCAATACTGAAAGACGGTGCTCTCATTATTAACGAAGTAAAACCCCTTCCTGCGTCAGCATTGGAGCAAAAGCAAAAAATTCCTCCAGCTATAGCAGCCCTGCGGAAAAGCAAATTTAAGGTTCTAGTAGACGAAATTACGCCAACGATCTCCGCTGGCACCGGAGCAAGCCAGGTGACTCTCAAGACCCGTCATGCCGATGGTAGAGCAGCAATCATCGTTGGGATGGAAAGATACAGAGAGTTAAAACTACCAGAAACTATTATCCCTGCCGCAAAATAACAAAGGTGCTTTCGAAATCCCCGACTCTATCGTTGATACCGAATACAACGGTAACGGAGAAGAAGTCTACAGGGTGAACTGGCAGGATATCAGGCCGGAGCATATTCTGATGATCCTGTGTTGCTACGCGACCGTATACCACAACGTTGCCAGTGCGGATTACGTAGAGCAGATAACCGGTACAGTCGAGAAAGAGCAAAAAACAGGCATACTCGCTTCGTTCCTTTCCATTATTGGGCATGAAAAAGTTAAAGCAGGCACCTCCCAGCCAAAGTCACTGGCTGGGAAAGAAGTTGATGAAGATACCGTGATACTTTGATCACATTAGTAGCTTTGTTAACTCCCTCAATACCAGGTAGAAGAGTAACAAAAATATTGACGCCAGTATTTGAGTGGACAATGAAGCGTTCATAAACAGATCAATTAGCATTAATAATTCGAAGATAACATCCATGTCATTCACTCCGCTTAATTTTTAATCTAATGCCAGCAAATGAAGCTGGCCCCCGCATAAAGATTAATGAAAGTCACTTGTCACCAGTGAGGGGATTTATGAACCACATCCCCCTGAACTGGTGGCCTGTCTGTTTCTCGCATTTCACACCCTGCATACAGTTTCCACCAGGTTATGACTGAGAGGCTTTGTTATGGGCTATAGCAGACTCGACGATAGGTATATTGAAGACGATATTTTTCGTGCGCTGTTTCACCAGGAAATGATTAAGCGGGTATCGAGTATCACTCTGATAATTTCCAGTACACGATAAAGATTGATGAAGTATATCGTTCAGACCTTGCAGCCTACAGGGCGTATGGCAATGCAGATTTGCGCTGGGTATTCCGGGTGCTGGTGGGCCATGAGTCAGAAATGGAAGAAATGCCCGCCGGGACCACGTTAACTCTTCCTGATGTAGCATGGCTGAGGAACAAGATCCGTGATTACGCGAGCGCGGAACCGGAGATAGAAAATGCCTGATTTCCTGAAAAACCAGGACGGGCGCTATATCACTGACGGTCTGTCCTCTAAGGACTTCACGCGTTTATTCGACCTTATCAGGAAAGAACAAACCCGTAAGCGCCGACAAGCTCACCGGACGCTGACGCCAGGCAGACTTAGGAACAAATCCGCCGAAGATATTCTCAAGTTAGGGAAGAAAAAAGGCGGCACGTTCTTTACGCGAGACGATCTGAAAGGCTTCGAAAAGCTACGGAGTAAAACGCGCGAAAAATATGACAGCAAGACGGCTGGCATCACATACGCCCAGCTGGTGGCATCCAGCCAGGCTATCGATATTAAGCGTGCAAATAACGCCGTGGATGACGGGTCTGGTATCAAAAGAGCTACACCCGTATCTCTTCGCCACAATGTGATTAATATCCGCGTAGAAGCATCGGATATATCCGTCCACCAGCACCATATCGTCCGGATACGCTTTGAAGAATGGGATCAGATGGTTGATGACATCGCAGAAGACGATAAATCAGCTCTCAAAATCACTAAATCACTGTGCGCCGGGCGAGTGTCTTTCGATTGTGACTGTGGTCGTCATCAATACTGGTATCGTTACATCGCCACTGCGGGTAACTTTGCCCTGGCACCGCCAAAAGAATACGCCTATCCAAAAGTTCGCAACCCGAAGCTGCAAGGCGTCGCCTGTAAACACGTGATCCACTCAATGACGCGGTTACAGTCCGCCAGTTGGCAAATGAGTATTGCTCGTGCGCTACAAAAGGCTGCAACGCAAATTGCATTTGGTGACGATCGCCGCCGTACAACCAAACACTTCTCAAAAGAAGACGAGAAGGAGTTTAATCGCAATCGTAGCAGTAAAACGAACGTTGACGCTGCCAAGCGAGAATGGAGGCTCTATCAGAAGCGCCAGGCCGCTTTAAGCACAAAACTGGCAAAGGACAACGGCAAGATTGACAAGCTACGTGACCAACTGACCAAGGCCAGAAAGTTGTCAGACGCACAGAAAAAACGGGCGGCAGCAAAAGAAGCGGCGTTGCAACGTGAGAAACAGAAAAACAAGGAGCTTCAGCAACGCCTGGCCGATCAGTTCGCACTGAAGAAGCAGGCGTTCATTGATGCGCTTGTCATGGCTGGAACACCACCAGCACAAGCTAAAAAAATGTTCATGGAGTATGTAAAAAAAGCATAAACCACACATATAGCCTGGTGGTTTATGCCAGGCTTTCATTTTTCTGATAAATCAGTTTGCATTTCAGAATGCAAGCGGGAAATTTCAGAGAATAATTTATCAAAATTTATGTTATTGAATGATGATTCCTTTACTGCAGAAAGGAATTTATATAAATCCTGCTGATTTTCAATTTTGAACCCTCCATTCTTATATAATTCGCTTAAACTGAGAATGTTATCATATGTTAAATTTATATTATCAGCAAACTCTTTTCTTTTTTATCAAAGTTAATTTGTTTATTTTTAATCGCATTATCAATATCTTCCAGGTCTTTTTTTCTTTCGTCTAATACTTTTTGGCTATACTTACCATTCATTTCAATATCAATTCTTTCTTTGGCTTTCTTTGCTTGTTTTTTAAGTTGATTTTCATAGGCATTTTCATCTAAAAATTTTATTTCATGATATATGTTGGTTGTAACGTAAGATACAGCTAGAGTAACTATTGGCGCCACAATTGACGCAATCACGCCATAAACAAACGGCAAGAAAAAGTGAGCAACCCACGGTGATAAAACAACACCACCAAGAAACGGTAATTTGCCACCAACAAATACTATTGATAGTGTATAAAGAATATCTTCTTTTGATTTAATTAGTATTAATATATCTCGCCAATTAACAACTAAAAACGAGATAAAAATATATGCAAATACTTTATTAAACAATTTATCCTTTATAACATATTCCATTACATCCTTGGCGGCATCAATGGCCCCCCCATTTTCTTTATCTGATTCGGCTGCCTTCTTTATTGATGAATCTGTACTCATATATGCTACCAAATTTCTAGTATCTATTTTTATAAAAACAGCGGTCATCCAGACCGCAAAACTTAAACACCAATCAGACTTTCCAGTGGAATACCAAACTGGGCATGTAAACGACGAATCATAGGTAACGTCAAATTTCGTGTCCCATTAAGCACTTCGTAAACACGGTTTGACTTACCAATTGCCGGTTCCAGATCCTTCACGGTCAGTCCTTGCTGTTCCATACGGAATTTAATGGCCTCAATAGGTGATGGTGGCTCAATTGGGTAATGTTTTTTCTCGTACTCCTCAATGAGAAGACACATAACCTCAAAGAAATCGCCTTCCGGTGTGTTCATTTCCGGTTCATTATCGAACATCGGTTCGACCGCACGCAGTGCGGCCTCATAATCTTGTTCTGTACGGATAGGTTTAATGTTCATTAATTACAAAGGAAAGCCCACTTGCTAAGTGGGCTTTTTGTATGTGTTTTACTATATCAGGCTGCTTTTTTATTCAGGTTCCGCTGAGAAATAAATTTTTCAGCAGTATTGATACGACTTAACTCTTCCTGAACGCGCATATCATTTTCGACTTCCCACAGGTCTACTGCGGTCTGAAGATTAATCCAAAAATCTACAGAAGTATCGAATGCTTTTGCCAGGCGATATGCCATATCCATCGTTAGCTTACGATTATTATTAACAAGAGCACTTACGGTGTTACGATGAACATGAAGTATTTCTGCCAACTCGTTGATCTTCAGCTCTAACGGCTCCAGGTATTCGTACAGCAGGATATCACCTACGGTCGTCGGTTTTCTGGTTGCCTGTTTCATTTTTTGCCCTTACTAGCGTGCGTATTAAGTGGACTCTGGTCAGAACCCGGTCCGTAACCGGGTATCTGTTTTAGTATTTGTGAGGGTCGAGATACAAGTCCTCGGCCTTTCCGTTAACCCACTTAAAAATTAACCTATATTGCTTATTCACCCTTACTGATGAATAGCCATTTAGCTTCCCTGACAGTTCCTCATACCGATTACCTGGTGGTGATCTTAAATCCTTACAGGTAGTTGCGGCATTGATAATGTCCAACTTCCGTGACAATGTCATATGAATATCAGGAGGTATCTTTCTATGTGGTGTTGAAAATTCAAAAAAATCATCAAGCCACGCATCCCTGAAATCCTTTATGTTAATTTTTTTGGTCATTAGTCATTTGATCCTCCGTGATGATTACCGAATGCCATAACTATAGCGCACCGTTGCACTGTGCGCAAGTGCATTTTATAAATTCCCCCTCCTTCATCCAAAATCACAATCTCCCGAAAATCTTCCTTTCGATACCTGACAGATCGACCTTTGAGGATGCTTATGGGCCGTTTTGACGAATGGTTTGCTGACGATGCAAACCTGGCAAGTAAGGAGTCAGAACATGACAGCACGCAGAGAGAAACGCCAGCGCCGATTGAAGCGAATGCAGGAGGCGCGCCGGAACATGGCAATACCGGTTCGGATTCATTCAGCATTCTGGAAGAGCAACCCGCCGCCAAAGCTGATAGCCATGATAATTTTGCTGATAGCAACGGTGGCCTTACTCCGGATGCTGGCGAATCAGATATAGCCATACTTCCATCTTCCCTGGCTGGCAGAGAACCGACTCCACAGTTAAAAGCACGCTATAACGGGCATAAAGCCTTTAACGACCAAATCCGCGCAGACTGGATGCTGATTATTGAATCCAGCCCAGATGCGTTTCAGGCTCTCTTATATCGACCTGATGTTGGCACATTTGGGGTAGTCAGCGACGAAACAGGAGAAGAGTCATTCACTGAACTGGATAACAACCAGCGTGAACTGACCTATCAGGAACCTGAAATTGTTTATGTGCTGGATAACCCTGACGGGCGTGACTCTTTCCATGCAATTGACGCAGACGGTGAGCAGGATGGCTTAACCGATGATGTTCTGATTCTGCGTATTGCAGCAAATAACGTCCCCGTCGGCTCAATTCTTGAATGGAATGAAGAGATGGTAAACGGCGTAGCCCGCCGCTGGTGGTACGTGCACCGTATTTTTAGCTACGGCACACAGCATGTTGGTTCGCTTTACTACTGCATACCTGCCAGGAATTTTGATACGACTCAAAACGGAGTGATCGAATGACTTCAAATAAAACCCTCCTGGCGCGAACCGGTGAATGGCAAACCTTACGCACAGGAAAATTCCAGACCACGGGCTTTGAAAACGTGGATAACGCGTTTGCGACGCTAATCAGCAACATTTTTTCTGATATCTTACTGGTGGCCCCCGCGCCGGAAGAAAAACGCTTTGCGTCATTCCTGAATCGTCCACCAGCAGAGCGTGTCTATATGGCCCGTTTCGACAATGCGATCGAGTTTCTTAAAGCAGTTCGTCGCGCAAATGCCGGGCAAGGGAGAAAACCTGAAAACCAGAACATTAACCGGGATGCTCTCCCCCTGGTCAATATCTCACGCACTATGGATATCAATTATATCAACGATGATCAGCAGATTGACCGCAAAAAAGTAGCCTGTTTTTGCGAACCAGATACCGGAACGCCTTTAGCAGAACTGGAATACACCCAGGCCATTCTGACGTATGACGTTACGTTAATGGCAACTGATAAAGCGACCATGAGTCTGATGTGTAATTCGCTGGGCGCACGGCTTCGCCTGATGACAGGTACACAATTTGAAGCAACCACTCACCTTGTTCGTGTCCCGGTCCCGCTGATTTGCTCGATACAGGATGCCAAAGAAGTCGGCTTTACGGATGTTTCAGCACCAATTGGAGAAGAGCGTATTTATGCCACACAAGCGCCGATAAGTGTGATTGCAGACGTGATCACAGCATGGGAGTTGGACGCAAAACGTATTATTACCGAAACCTCGATATCTATGGGGTGATAAGTGGCCCAGGAGTTACAACAATATTTTCTACAGTCAGTGCTCATTAACGATAACAAAGTGCCACGAGACTGGATTTTTACCGCAGTATATGTAGAAAAAACCAGCCTCAAAGCCCCTTTGCTAAAACTGGAAATTCATGACGCTACCGGCACCGTAATTGATGACTGGAAAGCCAAATACGGTGCATCGCTGGTGGCTGAAATGGGCGATCCAAACGGTAATGCAGGCACTTTTAAAACAGATTTCTTTGTTACGTCTGCAATGCTGGCTGGTGATGTTGTTACCGTTATTGCTGTCAGTGAAGACGTGCGCAGGTTTAAGATCCCCTCCCCGCGCACAAATTTACATACCAACAAAACACCAGACGCTATATTCAAGGCATATTCCGGCAAACTTAAAATTACCAGCAGCGTGCTAAAACGCGCAGTTACATATCATATGAATGCTGGTGACAAACCGTCAAAAATGCTTTCGGAGATAGCGCGAGACAAAGGTGCATTATGTTGGGTATGTCGGGGGGAATTTAACTTTTACACCCTGGCTGATCTGATGAAGCAAACGCCATCATTTACCTACGAGGGGAATAACCCTAAAGCAGAATACACTTTGTCCAAAATGCGCCTACTCCAACAGGAACATGCGACAACAGCAAAGAATCAATATCGTTTTGTTGGGTATTCCATGACCGATGGCTACGTCGAATATGGCGATAGCTCACTCCCAGTGCGTTATATATCCGACTCTGATATGGAAACTCTTCGCAATATGCAGCTGTCTCTCGTCCCCAAAATGGATATAGAAGTCGCAGGCAATCCTGATATAAAACCGGGGATGGTAATAGAGATTATCGTATACCGCTATGACCATGAAAACCGCATTGATGAATCAATGCCCCGTAAGCTGATAGTAAAAAATGTTGCGCACTTTGAAGACCGCGTAGGCTACAC